CGTATTTTAGACGCTCAGGAACCTGAAACTAGCGCGTCTACCAATTCCGCCACATCCGCGTGGGGATTCCAGCGATGAGACTCGCTGAGAACGTCGGCGTTCCGACCGAGAAAAGGTAGCACAGCGCACCCGGTAGACACGCTTAGATCGCAGCCATAGCCTCGTTTAAGGCTGAGTCCGTGGTCTTTGCGTAACGAAGGGTGGTCTCGATGCGCTTGTGTCCCATGAGCGTCATGAGTGTTCGCATGGGTGTCCCTGCTTCTGCATGCCATGTGGCAAATGAATGCCGCAAGCTGTGAAACACAAGGGACGGATCCAAGCCTGCGTACTTACGTACTCGCTTGAATGACCTCAGCAATTGGTCCTTGTCATTCCATTCGTCACCGAACACCTTCACGTTGGGTGAGAGGTACTCAAGACGCTCAGAGAGCAGCCCTGATATACGTTCGTGGACAGGAATGGCACGGTAGTTGGCTGCCTTGGTCTTTTGATCAGGGCGTCCACCGACATGAATCAGACCTGCGCCTAAGTCAATGTCACGTGCCTTGATCTTCAGTAGCTCACCCTGTCGCATGCCTGTGTAAGCAGCAACAGCAACGATGTCTGCCACGTCCTTGCGATCGAACGGGTCAATCGCTGCGTGGATGAGCTGATCTACCTCAGCCTTGGAGAACCAAGTGAGGCGCACTTCATCCTCCTTGCGTTTGGTGAACATCGGAGGTTTGTTGCACAACTCACGCCGATGGCAGTGGTTGAGCACAGTGGACACAGCAGACGTGACACGGTTGATCGTGGCGTCTGACTTGCCTTCCTCTTCCAGCTCAACACCAATGTCTTCCATGACGGTGACGTTGATGCGGTTGCAAGGAAAGCTGAGTCCTTGGAGTCGGGTGAAGTGACCGCAGTTGATGATCGCTGGCTTGCGACCTGATCCGTTACGCCACGTTGGACGTGTTCGCAACGTTGTCTCTACGGCTTCACCCCAGGTGAATTGCTTAGCCATAAATGATGGTTTTCATTTGTTTGGCAAGTTGCTTGCCTTTTGGTGTGAGGCGAAGTCTTTGTCGCCGTCCGTCTTGCTCCTTTGTGATGAGCCCTAACCCGGCATGCTTGATACCCATGCGTCCATCACTTAACCAATCGGTGTTGCGGCTGGATGATGCAGTGGTCATGTTCAGCTCCTGTTCCAACGCTTGCTTGTGACAGCCGTCGTGTGAGGCGATGTACAGGAAGGTGCTGACCAATTGACCAGGGATCTCACGCTGCAGCAGGAGCAGCAGATCAAAGGCTTGGTGGACCTTCTCGATGCGTGCGTCCGTGCACTGGTTGGCAAGTGGATCCACAACTAGGTGGGCGTTTACCACTGCATTCTATACGCAATCTACCCAAGTGGATAGACAAGTCAAAGAAGAATTCCTTATCGATCGTGATGTAAAGATCAGGAAACATGGGTGGGTTGCAACGGACTGAAGGTATCTAGCCGAACTAGGTCAGTTTGTATCGTCCTGTACCTGTTCACGGATTAGCTCAATTAGTTCCTCACGATATGCATGCATCTCAATCTCATGGATGAGAGTGTCGAGTCTAAAGTTGAAAGTGGCTTCACTCATCGTCGTCAATGCGGTGGTTGGGGTGTACGTGGTGGATTGCTTCGTGGGTGCACACGATGAACTCATGCATTTCGTTTGACATGAGTTGACGCACCTTGTTCTCTGCTGCGTGCCTACGTTTGTAGACATACTCTTTGATCTTTTTGGTTTCTAAATGTGTTGTACGAATTAGACAGGACACGTCCGCTGGTAGTTCCCATCCGGCAACCTTCCATTCCATGACCTCAATAAAGGGATGAGGTTCAAAGGCTTCTGAAGGTGCGTCCTTGAATAGCTTCCAATTGTTTGGGAAGTATGGCTTTTTACCATTCATCAGTGAGTCTCACATCTACTAGTTTTAGTGACCTATCTCCGGCCAATTCCAAGGCGTGCCATGCAGCCTCCTCAGAGTTTCGAGCGAGGATATAGATAGTTTCCCCACTAGATAGTGTCACGTTGTACTCACGCAGCGGCGGCGCTAGCCGCGCCTTTGATGAGTGTGAAAGATCAAGCTGCGTCCTTGGTGGTTGATTTGCGTCGTCTTGCTGCACGTGGTCGCGGGGGTTCGGGTTGTGGTTGTGTATTAAATGAATCCCTTTTCACCATCTCCTCATAGATAGGAGTCCACTTGTGTTCGGGAAAGTGATGCAACCAACATGCGATTGCATTTTTGATGAAGAAAGTATCATCGAGAGATTTTGCGTTCATACCTGTTAACTACTTTGTTTGCGCGTGAGTACACCGAGAGCGTGGCAAGTAAGCCAACACTTCCGATGACTGCGAGGATGATGTTTGTTTCGTTCATAGCTATGAGCTAAAAATACTCTTTGTAGATTGAGGGGTTGTCCATGATTTCGTGGACTTGAGCATCAATGTCTTGCTCACGATATTCACCAGACATCAACAAGGTTGTGTAGATGCTTTGATACAACTCTTCCTTGTGATTAACAAGGCTTTGAGTCCATGGTTGGATCATTCGTATTCTCCGTCTAGTTTTGAAAGGAAGTCATAGAAGTCAGATGTCCACATATCACAAGCCAGTGAATTGCTGAACAAGTACCACTGATGTGGTGGAATGTTGTTGTAGATAATCATTTGGATTCCTCCGTGTTGTTGTCTGCGTCCTTGGTGTTGTCATCAACGTACGATTGCAAAGCAGCAATCATTTCTTTGGCTGCGTTGATGTTGTACGGCTGAGTGCTCAGTTCTTTGAAGACCGAATACTCACGCTTACAAGCGAGAGCATTGCGGCACATCATGAACATCTTGTCAGCAGTTACACCGTTGACAGTTACACCTGACTCGTTATCGCATTCAGTGATGCAAATGCCATCGGTATGAATCGACCAGCGAGCATGTGCGTCCTTGATGTAGAACTCATAAATGATGTCCGGTGCGTTCATGTTGTTGTATGTGTGCCCCGCTCAATGCGTGGGCAATAGGTACAGGCAGGCATCGCACCTGCCTTGAACGCGTTTACGTATGTACCTGAGTGGATAGATCAAGCAACCGTCAAGGTCTCATGTTCGAGAACACGCTCAGCGCAATAGTTCTCAACCACAAACCAGACAGCTTTCTCTTTGAGTTCTTGGAATGAGTAGTACTCAGGATCAGACACAAGGTCGTGAAGTTTCACGTCCATGTGATCAAGAACTTCTTCGATGTCAGTCTCATGCTCATTGAAGAACTCACAGAGTTCAGTTGAGTAGATGAAACCTGAGACGCCAGCAGCGCAGCCATACTTAGCCACGTCCATGATCTCAGCCATGTCATCGAAGCGACGATCGAGTGCGTCGTTAAGTGCAGTCATGTGTGATACGTAAGTGAACAAGTGACACATAAGTGTCAGACCTGGGCAAGGGTTCGCACCTTGCCACCCGCTTGAACGGATCAGGCAGCGATTGGCATGTCGCTGGCATGCAGTGCATTGAGCAATGTGCACTCACCGATCAACCGCGTCTTGCTGTTGAACGGAAGCAGTGCGTCATTGACCCAGAAGCCCAGCGACATGTTGCGGTTGAGCAGCAGGTTCGCAATGGCACGTCGTGATACGTGAGTGTACTCATAGATGCTGCCCTTGCGGTAGGCAACCTGAACCACAGCACGCAGTGGATCGACGACGATACGCTCGACACAGTCAGAGGTGCGAGCAGGAATGGAGATGAACATAGGTGAATAGTAGTACAGTTGAACTAGTTGCGTCCATGTTGACGCAAGACCAAGCAGCCCGACTCAAACGGGCAGGGCGTCGGTGCACCGTGCTGGTAGCCATGAGCAATTAGGCGTGTGGCTCCGCCATACTTGAGTGTATACATCTGAGCCGGTCAACTGGTCAAGCACCGCTCAGCCCTACCTCATGGCCGACAGTTAGCTGTGGCTGCCGAGGTCGCAACGGGTTATGAAGTTGTCGAGGTTCGGTGAGGCAGTGTCTGATGGTTGAAGATCGAGACTCTCCTCCCCCTTAACAGGGAGAGTCGAGATCAAGACCTTCAAATCAGACATCTGGATTTACTATACCGCTGTGGATCGGTGGTGATCTGTATCAACCTGTACCGTAGTGGATGACAAGCCAGTGGTAGCAGTGGTTATCAGTTTGGCTTATGGTCCAATCAGTTCTACTTATCAGCTGAGATCTATTGGTATGACTAAAGAAAGACAGTTGTCGAACTGGTCGCCGACAGATCGCACCACATGCACCTCACGCGCACACCATATGCAGGGGCGCGGTAGTTGGAACCACGCTATGCCTAGGCGCGATGGCTAGATCGCATGTCTAGCGCGGGCACACACGCGCCAAGGCGGCACCCCCTATGGGGGAAACTGCGTCACGGCTAGTCGTTACTCCCCTTCAGAAATTTATGCCGTTTTTTGAAGGGACTCCAAGGCTGAAAACACCTTCGGAAAACACTGCTCAATCAATTTACGACATTCATCAGCAATGATCTTGTGCTCCAATTGTGTACCGTTACCACAACGTAGATCTGTGTAATGAATCCACGAACGTAACGTACCATTCATGTACAAGGTTGACGGAGTAGACAGAGGTAACACTTCACGTGCACACTCTTTAGCTACACCGGCACAAAGCATCTCGTTATACAGGTACAACGCCTGATCAAACAGTTGATTAGCTTTAAGTTGGAACTCTTGCGTAACAAACGGGTCCATATCATCAGTACTATTCTGACGATTGAACACATCTTGTCTACGAATATCAGGTACAACAGGTCGTTCATGAACCTGAGCATACCGTTGAGAGAACTCTTGAAAGCTAAAGCTACGGTGACGAAGGATCTGAGCAGCAATACTACGTGTAGTTTTGATTTCTACACACATATTAACCATCTCAAAGGGTGACCAATGCTTATGTTTAATAAGGTACTTAATCAAACGATCACTGGTCTCAGTGTTGTTTTGATTATCAGGGTTAGACACACGTGCCATGTAAGCTACGAGGTCATCACCATTAGGTGTGGAATGTACGAGGGTAACGGGTGACATATAGGTGGTGGATATATGATGATAAGTGTATAAGTAAATACATTCAATGTATTACAAGATTCTTGATCATCACGGTAGTTAGTTCAAGTTCAGTAAGTCAAAGACTTGATTGTGTTTGGGTGTTACTTGAGGATTTAACATCCCCGGGTTAAATAGATAAAGGGAGAGTGTTACGTCTCCCTTAGTCACAGGAGGTCCACCCTTCCTCCTGTATAAGGCGGGGATCGCTCCTAAACCCAGGTGGGGACTGTGGTTTGGGGATTACCGCTTGCAGCTTGTCTTTGTTCTAAATTCATACCCAAAACAAGGTGATTAGCACTTGCTTGTGGGTCATCTAGGAACTCAGCAAGCATTTGATTCCACTCATCACGTTTACGTGAGTTGATCTCCTCTTGTGCTGAGATACCAAAGGCATCTGTAAAGTATTTAACACCTTGTGCTAGTGCGTCTAATCTGTCATCGTGTTTGACGGCACCCTTTTCCCGACACATACGGCTCATCTGATAGAAGAGCATGTACATGAGACGTTTTTCAGGTGCTTCGTCTTTGTTGGAATTGTAATCCCATTCAATGACGGATTTATCTACAACAAGCCGGTGTTGATTAAGTATAGGCTCAAGGGTATCAATGATCCGGTCTTCCTTTCGGACATTGGCACGGATCTCTTCGACATCAATACCTTGTTTTGTTTGTTGAAGGTGTTTTTTAAATAGTTCAGCAACGATACCGTCTCCAAAGTTAGTTTCTACGACAAGCTTGGTCACACCAAATTTTTTACACCCTCTCAGAATGTCCAAGAGTGTGTTGTCTGAGTATCCGTCTCTATAAGCACGCATTTCGTGCAAGTACAAGAAACCGTTGCGTTGGGAGATATAAGCCGCAGCTGTTTCATCTGTTCCACGACCCGACGGGTCAACAGAGCAGATTGTTTCAGCGTAAGGAAGCCATTCCCCCTGCTGTTGCATTGGACTGTAGAAATAATCTCCAGGTAGTCCAACAGTCGGTAGTTCTTTGAGTACGTTTTTGGGGTCTGAGCACCAGACGATGGAATCAGGGCAAGTTTCAGGGTTAACAGAAGTAACCACGAGGTCAGCCATCTTGAGTGGGAATTTTTCAGCATCACTAAGTGAGGTGTCAAGCATGAACTGCAACATGAAGTTGCTGCGACCCATGGCAGCTTCACGTTCGAGCAAATCATCAGCAGAAAAGCGATCAGGATCTGTTACTTCCCAAGGTTCTGCTCCATTGTCGATATCTTCTTGCAACTGGGGAGCAATAAGTCCTTCGTAATTACTAAGCTTTCGTGGTACTCTTGCAGGCCAAACGAAGGGTCGATAATTGCGTTCGGCAAGCTTGCGATAGATAGTGAAAGTTGTTTGAGGAGTACCAAGGTACATAATGCGGCTATCATCTTTTGGTGTAAGAATAGATTCAGCTTCTGTACACAGTTGAAGGAGTTTTTCCCTCATCATTTCCGTCATTGAGTTACCAGGAACTTCAATGTCGTCAAGAATCATTAGGTCAGCACGGCTACCAGTAAGTTGACCAGTGATTCCCACTGATTTAACAGACGGAGCTTGGTGTGGACTGCAATTAACATCGAAAGATATACGGGACCAACGGGCGTCATCAGATTTAGGACGCAGATGGCTAAGCCAAGGTGTTTCAATGATTAGTTTCTGTAAAAAGATGGACATGTTATCTGCACGTTCTTTAGACGCAGAGATAATCATGATTTTCTTTTCGGGGTTATTGAATAGAACCCAAAGAACAAAAGCGCCAGTAATCCAGCTCTTACCAACTCCCCGAAACGCTTGGATCTGCAAACGCTTCGGACCGTGTTGGAGGTAATCAGCAATTGCATATTGAGCACGTGTAGGGGAAGGCAGGTCAAGTTGCTGCCACAGAGCTTGAAGGAAAATCTTGAAGTCTGATTGAATAAGACTTAGCGCAGTCGTCGTTTCTCCAGGTTGTTGGACCGATGGGCTTGTCTTTTTCCCACTGCCGCGCCGTGAACGTCTTTCTGTCATTTATAAATAAAGGATGTGTGCGTAGTGAGTCGTATTGCAGGTCTGTCCACCGATCTTCTGTAAGCGTCAACTTAAAAGCATCTAAGGTGTTGTATACGGTATCTACGTAGGTGGAATAAAAGTCTGGATGGTCGATGTAGTCTTTGTACCACTCGATACGTTCCATACTTTTAATTATCTGCAGCTTGTCTCTCTGCATGAAAATAAAGTGTGCACCTGGGTGTTTAAATGACAATTCAGGTACAAACTTATACAGGAAAGGAGCTTGTACAACAGCATCAGACGGTAGCGTCTCTGCGTGGTATTCAGACTCGTCTACATAGGTACGATCAAGATCGTTAGCTAAGATACGAGCTGCAATTGTTGTGCCACTCCTTTGTGGTCCTGTAACGAAGATTGGGTGGGGCATAAGATACTACAAAAGTTCAAAACCTAGTTCAGCTAGGTGAGGTGCAAAAAGGTGCATCTTTCCGTTGACGTGATCAACAATCTCTGAACCACTTCCGTTATTTGAAAGCACACCTGCAATACGCAGATTTGAGCGCGGTTTGGAATTGGGTTTAGGCTTAGGTTCACGGGATTTAGAAAGACCTTTGTCAATTAGCTCTTGCATATACCGTAGTTTTGCTGCATCGAGTCGTGTGTTGTTGTCACGAGCACGTATGCGAGTTGGATCTGCCGCTATTTGACTGGCTAATTTTTGAACTTTTTTAGGATTGGGAGGTTTTACATCATTAAACTCCATCCGTATAAGCTCAGTTATAGAGGTAGGAATCCTAAGGGATCGCATTTCCTGAGGTGTAGGCATTTTGTCTGTTTTATAGCCATTAACCTTTTCGGAAAGAATTCCTTTGTTTCTATAATTTTCGCCAGCTTGATAGTAAGTTGATTTGTGCGGGAGTGTGTGATCGTTGTGATAACCGGTTGGAACAGAGGCAGCTTGATTACGATTACGTTTTTGAAACCGTTGAAACGTGTCTTTAATTTGTTTCTCAGAATAACCGTTTCGTTTTCCCCATTCCTGAAAGTCTTGAAGAGTGGCTTGAACAGTTGATTGATTTCGTTGTGTAGCCCCACGATTACCTTTGCGGCTACTAAGTGTCTCAGTACCCGTATGTGACAAAGGTGTAGGACCATGCCGTCGTGGATTATCAATCTGTCTAAGACCAACTACACGTCCTCGCCTATTGATATATCTAGATGAACCAATAGAAAGAGCTTCTGCTGCAGAACGTGGTGGATTAGATAAAGGAATGTGGTCTGTTAAATGTTTGCGTAAAGGTCTTGGACCCTGTAATTTTGGTTTTGACACAAAAAAAAGCCGCCCTTGCGGACGGCGATGTATTGATACTTAAGTGGATATGTTGTTTACGAGATATGCGAAAGGATCACGTGTTCTCTGAGTCGGTTTTCACCGTGTGCGGCTCTTATAAAGTTGAGCCAGTGTGTACTTCCTTTTTCCTGATTACAGCGGGAACAAGCTGGAACGATGTTTGAGGTAATGTCCTCCCCGCCAAATACGCGAGGATGAACGTGATCAAGAGTAAGTTCATGTAATTCGTAAGTAGAACCGCAATAAACACATGTGCAACCAAAGTGCTCTTTGATGCTGCGCCTCCAAAGGCGCTTTGCTTCAGAGGATGTCATGGTTATTAGGTTGTAGAGGTAATGATCAGGTGTAGGAAGTAGGGGCGTCATGCGTACTTAATTTTCAGGCGAGGTCGTCTGCGGTTAGAAGAGGGTTTCTCTAGCTTTCCTTTGTTTGGACCTGTATGTGATGCATCTTTGCCATCACGGTTGCCGTAAGTACCTAACTTGCGATTTAGTTTGTTGGCTCGTGTTCTGATCTTGAGCCCAGCGGTAGTTTTGTTGTACCTTTTCTGTTGTTTAAGTCGCTTACGCCGTGCCCCAGGGTTCTGGGCGTAATACTTAGCTGTTTTACCTTTTTCCATATAGGCGAGTTTGTACAAGTTCTGGATCAACCTGGGGCATGATGTTGGCTAGTTGTGCCAATGGGTTGCCCTCTACAGCGATCCCACTAATGTCATTTGTTTTCAGCCAATCACACGCTGCTTTTAAATCAGCAGTAGAAGCCTCACCAGATTTGACTCGGGTAAGGAATTCTTGTGTGACAAGGTTGTGTAGCTCGTTGAATTGATCTTCAGTTGCCTTCTTCTTTGACATCGGCAGTTTTCCGTTTCCGAGTTACCTTTTTGACAGGTTCTTTAAGGGTTACGTCAGCTTCAGAAGAAAAACGTTCCAATGCTTTTGTAGCTTGGTCTTTGGTCTCAAACTCCTGAAGAACAACTCCTCGGGTGTTATCAATAATTTGAAAGGACATGTTTATGTATTCCTAAGAACGATTTGGTCAAGTTTGTTTTCGATGCGTACCATGTGATCTTCCATACGACTGAGCAGTTCGGTTAACTCTGTTTTTTTGACGTAGTCGGAAGCCACAGTCAGCTCAATACCATCGAGTCGTCTATCCAATGCACTGATACGTTCGTGCACACTGTTTATTCGATTGTGTAGGCGGTTATTAAGAGCAGCTCCGGCTGTGACAACTGCCACAACAGAAGTCACCAAAGCTTCAGTCATCATTTATAGAGACAATGGGTACGATGTCGTGACAAAGAACTTCAACACGAGATCCAGGTCTAAACATAAAACCAGTCTTCATAATCTCAGTACATTTGAGAGCACGGACAAGTTCGTAGTCGAGACGCATTTTTTCTTCGTGCTTGCGTGCAATAGCCTTACAGGTTTCGATCATGCCTTGATCTAACGGCACTGAAAAGTTGAGTTGTACGCCGAAGTTATTGCTGCGTACGTAACCGGTGTTTTCATAAGGAATAGTATCGTTGCCCATATAAAAGGGCGAGAACTGCATGGTTGCACCATTACAGCTGTTGTTACCTGCGAAGTATTGACGAGACGGTGCACCATTGTTTTGGAATTGCACCGCCTGATTAGTCACATTGCCTGTAGCTGCTGCCACGGGATTGGATGTATTTTGAACCTTAGGATCTTCTGCAAACGCAGGGCTTGCTATTGAGAGAAGACCGATAAGGAGGTAGTGTTTGTAATTTGCTGGATGGTTTCGGTGATCAGACTGTCTTCGATCAGACCGGCTGCACGCGTTACCAATTCGAGCTGAAATTGCTCTCCAGGGTTGGTTACTGAATAAGTTGTTGCTGGGTCCGCAATGTCCCCGCTGGGTGTTACGTTTGTTCCAGACCATGACGTGTAATCACCACCATAGATATTGGTATCGATAGTCCGGTCAATATCAACAGTGGTAGTAGTAGTGGATTGCATAGACCCCTGAGTAAAGTTAGGGGTAATTTGTTGTGCGGCTGCTGGACTTGCCAACATCAACAGCAAAATAAGACGCTTCATTCTTCTTTCTTTTTAGGGTCAGGAGTTTTAGGATTCGTTTTAGTGTTTGATGTAGTCAGTCCAAAGGTCGCAAGTGCGCCTGTAAAGACAGAAGCTACAAAGGTAATATCACCGCCACTTTGTCCTTTTTTAATCATAGGAAGATCAACATAGTTAAGAGTAATAATGAAACCACTCCAGATGACGACACCAAGACGGACAAAGGTTCCAAGGATCTGTAGTTCATCCTCGGTGTTTTCCTTTACTTTATCTAAGAAACTTTTTGTTCCTTCTTTTTTGTCAGTTTGCTCCATGTTTGTTTGAATACTGGTTTAAGTATCATCACGATGTATTTGAACAAAGACGTAGCAGTAAGGGTGGCGGCAACAGAAATGAATGCTGTTGTAGCTGCAGTTGTCATGATAGTAGTTGTAGGCATTGGAACCTCAATATCCGTAAACGGAATCTCTACTATCTGTGCCTCAGGAGGTAAGGCAGGTGTGGTTGGTTTAGTTGCCTCACTCTGTGGAGGCTCATCTTCTGTATTTATCCCTTCAATACCAGGGGGCGGCCTGAGAGTGTTAGGAGGCGCTACAAGGGGCTTGTAAGTAGGTAACTGAGCCCTAGGCACCTCCAACACTGCATCAGGCAATACAGGCGCTTCTGGAAGGGTTAAATTAGGCAGAAGAGGCGGATCATTCCACGCTGGCACCGAACAGTCCGCGTTCGATGAACTTCACTGCTTCGTCATCCACAGTGTTGTCAGATTGTTCAGCCAGTTTCTTTAAAAGGTCAACGATAAGACGCTTTACCTTTTCAGAGTTAAGGAATGAAAAAAGGATCGGACGGATAAGGGTGATCATAATAAGTAATTAGTTAGATTTTAGAGCTGCAACTTCAGCTTCAAGAGTTTCAATACGAGACATAGCCTCTTGCAAAGCCTTAACTGACTTCATGTAGAGGACTGAATATTTGACGGATTTAGTGACAGTGCCAAGGTCGTTACCCTCTTCATCAGAGTCAACCATAGAAGTTACAAGTCCAGGAGATACAGCTTCAATTTCTTGGGCAATGACACCAATCTGTGTTGATGTATCGTACAGGGTATCTTCCTTAAAATTAAACTTACGCACACGAATTGCTTTTACGTCATCCCATTGAGACGAAGCATCTACAATATTTTCCTTCATTTTGACATCAGAAACAGCTCCGTAAGAGTTAGTGGCACTCTTAACGTCACCGTTGTTCTCAACCCTAAAAGCATCAGCACCTGCTGAAGTCCTGGAAATAATTGAAGGACCAGTTCCGGTGTTTCTAAAATTAACAGCGGCGCCATAACTGTTGTCATCGCTTGAAACGACATACAAGCCAGTTCCGGAAACGGCTGAAGCGTCTTTACCAATATCTACACGCCCATAAATATCTGAAATACCTCCGGGCCTGATAACCCAGTCAGGCGTACCAGCATAAAGGGTGATATTGCCCGAGCTGTCGATGCGCATCCGCTCCGCAGTGGATGATGAATTTGCTGCCGTGTGGAATGTTAAAGCGCTTGCATAATTGCCGTCTGTAGCGTTTTCTTTCTTGACACCAATAGAAGCCGCCCTGTTAATAACGTCACCAGAAGAATTGTATTCATATCCAAAGTTGATGCCACCCCCAACTCCAGCAGCAATCGAAGATGTATCAATTACTTGTAGATTAAAGCGGGTGGAATCAAGGGTGCTAGATGCACCTCGTACGTCTAACGTTGATTGAGGACTCGTCGTTCCAATCCCGACACGACCACCGTTAGTTCCTTCTGCATAAAGTAAAGTAAACGCAGTGGTGTTCTGCATTACGTTTAATTTAATGCCTACATCTCTATTTACTCCACCCTCTTCAGTTACAAATTCAATACTCGCTGCATCTGCAGATCCTGCTTTATAGGTTATTTTTTGAGACGATCCGGTTGTATCAGCTCCGCCAAGAGTTAATAAAGAGCTAGGACTCGTCGTGCCGACACCCACATTACCGCTATTATCAATCGAAATACCACCATCAGTTGTGGTCAGGTTTTCAATTCTATTAGTTTTAAGTGTACTCATTATGCTGCCTCCAATGCTGCGACTTTGGCTTTTAAAGTATCAATTTCTACTTTTTGCTGCTGCACTACTTTAAGTAAAGGAGCAACAAGTCGGTCGTAATGTACACCTGCCAACTCGCCTTCATTATTGTAGAAACAGAAATCAGTGTTAACTTCCTCTACTTCTTCAGCAACAAGACCATACTGTGTACCGCCGTCAGCTTCTTCACCCCAATTAAGTGTTCCATCTTCATTTTCAGTCTTGGTCCTCCAGTTAAATGTTACTGGATTTAGATCAAACAACCATGAAGTGTCTGTTAGTGAAGAGATGTTTGTTTTTGCTGCACGGATAGAAGTTGTAGTACACAAGTTACCATTCGGTTCAATCGAGACATTAACTAAGTTACTACCAGCAACACCAACAACGTTTGGCATGCGGATTCGACCAGTAGAAGTGATGCGCATCCGCTCCGTCGCTGCGGTATAAAACCGCATTGCATCAGTGGAATGTAAATAGTCAATTTGTCCGCGATAACCACCATCGCCACTGCCAGTTGAATCGGCAAAGAGTAAACCGCCAACGCCAGTTGTCGAGTTTACAATCGATAGATATGTTGAAGTTCGGTCTGTTTTGCCGACTTGTAAAAGCCGGTCGCCAAGAGCAGAACTTGTACCCGATCCGATTAGAAGATTGCCCGAGCTGTCAATGCGCATCCGCTCAAAGCCATCAACTGTGAAAATAGTGTTTGTTGATGCGCTGGTATTATCTGGATCAGATTCAATGTAAAGATCACCAGAAAAAGGTGAAATCATGTGGCGCGGACCACTTGTTACCTTGAGGCGGATTGAAGGACTGCTGCCTTCAATGTGAAGCATATTGCTAGGCGACGTTGTTCCAATCCCAACATTCCCAGAGCTATCCTCAACCATACTGGAATAATCAAGCGTTCCAGCAGTTCCACTGTTCTTTAAAAATTGATTTGCACTACCTGCATCAGTAGGTAGCGTAAGTGTAATGTCAGTCCCTGTTGGACTGGTGTCAGCGGGAGCTGTAAGACTAACGCTCCCGTCTGTTGATCCTTTTAATTTAATAGTCATTATGCAGTTTCGAGAGCGGTAATACGTGCTGTCAAGTCAGCGTTTTGGGTTTCTAATGTTTCGATCTTGGCGATTGCTTCTTGCAGTGCAGCGGTTAGCAAAGGCACAAGCTTGCTTTGATCAATCCCTTGGTAGACGGGATCACCGTTTTCATCAACTTCGTTATGTGTACCAGTAATTGCTTCTGGTACAACAGCTTGAGCTTCGTGTGCGAGAAAACCGTCAACCGTCGTCTCAGCGTCAGCAATAAAGTTAAAACGTTTGGGTGCAAGTTGCTTGACGCGAGTAATCCCATCAGCAATGTTAACAACGTTTTCTTTTAAGCGATAGTCAGAAGTGGTGTTGTATTGAACAGCTGAAGCAGAAACGCTAATGTTTCCTTTAGTACTGTCATTGCTTTTAATTTCAATGACGCTGCCAGTAGAACCTTCTCTATTAAAAATACCAGGAAAACTATCACTCCTAGTTGCTGTAAATAGACCGCCAGCTCCCAAAGCGATACCGTCAGTACCAGTAGAAGCAGTGGTTTTTCCTACCAAAACGTTGCCCGAGCTGTCGATTCGCATCCGCTCGGTATTAGCGGTTGCAAATGCCATGACGTTTCCGTCAAACAATTTTAAATAGCAATGAGGCACATTGTCATCGCCTCCATTGTTTAAAATTAAATCGCCAGCAGTATTGGTAATCCAAGCTTCACGGGTATCCGTACCATCTTTCAGACGAATACTTGGAGTTGTATTAGCATCGCTGTCGCCTTTGATAACAAGCAATGCGTCCATACTTGTTTCACCGATGCCAACTCGCCCCGAGCTGTCGATGCTCATCCGCGTTGTCCCGTCGTTCGTAAAGAAAGACAGGGCATTTGTTGAGTGGCTGTAATTCATTCCACCGGCATACTGTGCGCTGCCAGAAGTACCATCAGCAAAGTAAAGATTGCTCAAATTAGAAGTGCCGGAATAAATAGTAATTCCGCTATCTCCTGACCCAGATCCGACAACTAAATCATCAGCTCCAGCGTCAAAATTGCCCGGCGTAGTAGTTGCAATGCCCACACGACCCGAGCTATCAACCGTAGCCCTAGCAGTACCACCAGTTACCAGATTCAGTTCATCAGTACCAACTTGCAAACCAGTATCCGTATCGTCCCCAGTAAACCCAGGGTTTGCGACTGAATTGTCGCCATTAATTTTAATAGCCATAATTAAACAATAGTCCAGTTAGATCCAGAAGGTACGGTGACAGTTACACCGGAGTTGACCGTGATCGGTCCAGCAGTAAGTACGTTTTTACCAGTGCTAATCGTGTAGTCAGTAGTAATGGTATTGTCATGTTCAATAGCCCACTGATCACTACCACCACCAGTTGCACCTCCACCAACACTTGCCCATGAAGTACCGTTATAGCCTTCAAACTGACTTACAGTGCTGTTAAAGCGGATGTAACCAGCAGACGGTGAACCATCGCGCTGTGCTGTAGTACCAGTAGGCAGCTCGGCAGAACCCGTAGCAGAAGTACGGACAACACGATTACCAATAGCAGTATCTTGTGTTGAGTTAGCAGTGTCTACATAGGTTTTAGTAGCTGCATCTTGTGCGTCAGTTGGATCACCAACACCCGTAACCTTGTTAGTACCCATAGCCAGGTTACCTGACATGGTGTCACCAGTAACGGCTACATAATTAGTGTTAGTAGAATTAGTATCAACGTAGTTCTTAGTAGCAGCATCGCTGTCAGCAGTAGGTGTACCAACGTTAGTAATTTTGTTGGTTTGGGCGTCAAGCTCACCACCAAGCTGTGGTGTGGTGTCATCAACAACAGCTTTAATATACCTAGACTCACTATCGTTAGCAAAATAGTTCATCCAAGCCCAGGTCGTATTTGTACCGTCGTAACGAAGACGAACAGTAAGACCAGAGGCTCCTGTAAAACCAGTAGGAAGACCACTAAGGGGTGTGAAATTCTCAATACCTGTAGAGTCACCAATTTCGATGTAATCGTTGTCTGAGGGGCTTCCAGGGATAGACGATACGTTTGAAATTAGGTCAAACAAAACAGCATTAGACACAGCAGCAGATGCTGCGTTAGCTGTAGTAACTGCATTACTAGCATTAGTAGAGGCAGTATTAGCAGTAGAGATTGCAGTGTTTGCTTTCGAAATAGCAGACGTAAATCCACCATTACCGTCATCTTCACGGCTATTATTTAGTGCGGTCGTTGCATTTGTAGATGCAGTGTTAGCAGTAGATTCTGCTGAGTTAGCGGTGGTGACAGCATTACTAGCATTAGTCGATGCTGTATTAGCAGTACTAACTGCATTAGAAGCATTCGTAGAAGCTGTATTAGCCGTATTTACCGCATTAGTAGCATTCGTAGATGCTGTGTTTGCCGTAGATACAGCAGCAGAAGCGTTGGTGCTTGCAGTGTTTGCCGTAGATACAGCAGAGTCCGCTGCAGTCTTTGCAGCATCAGCAGTGGTATTTGCTGTAGCAACGTCAAAATCAGTCTCTTGAACAGCAAAGTTGTTCTGAGTAAAGTTGTCGTTCAAATCCTCAGCTTTGATAGCAGAACCGGGGAAGAACGTTGCTTTCAGGGAATCGACATCCGTATCCCGATAGATACGAATGGCGACCCCGTTAGCAGGTGCAGTAGTGAAACTAAGGGTGGTAGCGTTGGCGAAAGTAAATGCAGTTGTAGCAGTACCGTCAAGGGAGGCTTTAACGTCAGCTTGCTTGATATATTGAAATGTAAAAGAGAAGTTCGTTGTAGAACCATCTCCTGTAAAAGTATTCTGAGTAATTGCCATTACGCGTTACCGGTATTGGGAGAATTGTTTAATCTGTTGTTGTTTAGAGAGTTGTTGTTTACGTTGTTGTGTAATACCAAAGGCACCTTCAATATCACCTTCACTCATTGCAGCATCCACAGCTTGCTGTGTGTAGATACCTGCAGCGAGGTCTGCATACCTAGCATCAGCCAACAGGCGTGCTTCGGCACGTTTCTTAGATTCACGAATAAGGTTGTTGATAGCCTTGTGAACAGGAGTGAGTTGTACGTTGTACTCGATGGGGTTACCATCTTTATCCGTAACTTGCTCTTTGTTCTTTTTCAGGTCACGGACCTTACCAAGAATATCGTTGAAAGCTCTGTTGCCCATAAAGCGCTCAGAAGCGATCTCAGCAGCAAGGTTATCTTCAGCCATGAACCGATAGATAATCTCACGTTGTTCAGGTGTGTACTCGTGCTTACCAGTGCTGTCGCGACGGATCATTGCGTGACCATCCCATCCAGACTCAAACAACCACTTACGCCAATCCTCTTGATCATCGCTGATCTTAATAGGACTGAGTGCATTAAGAGCACGAAGGATCGGGTTGTCGATATCGTTCAGAGGTTTACCGGTCCAGAAATCAATCTGCTCAGGTAGGGTTGCGTTGAAACCAGGGAGACGGTTTTTGATGTAACCCATGAAGTCGTTATAGATATCCTTTTGACTAGAGCTAATAGCGTTAGCAAGGACACCCATAGCACCTGCAGCAGGAATATAGCCGCGTGCAGTGTTAGCAACAAACCTGTTGAGTGCAGTCTCGTCACCATTGACAATCTTGATAAGAGGTTCAAGACCTTTTAAGTATGTCTTATCAAGGAAGGTTGCAGCAATGGTCCAAGTGAGTTGGTCCATCATCTCACCTGATTTTTCAGGACTGATATCACGTGCGTGGAAGGCATAGTCACCCATCAAAGTGAGGATAGGTTCAATAGTGTCGAGTCCGGCAAAGGACACCCACTTACCAGCAATCTTGATCTCTTTAGGACGCCAACCAAGGCTGTCACGATGCAGTTTACGCTCGTTAGGGTTGACAGCACCATTACCTCGAATGTTACCTGCCATGGCATAAGCGCCAAGGGAAGCGACAAGCAAGCTGCTGAATGCAAGACGACCACGATATTCACGCTTAAGGTATTCAAAGATCGCCATAGCGTTGGGATCTTGGTCCATATTTTTCAGACCATGCATTCCCAATGCTTCTGCAATTTCTTCTTTTGACTTAGCGGTCAATACCTTTGCATATCTACTTACACCTTGTTTACGCAGTGCTACTGCAAATGCAGTTTCACCAGCAAGTAGTGTGTATGAACCCGCAACCTGCAAAGCATTAAGTCCCGTACGTGGGAACATAATCAGGTGACGGAGGATAGGGAAATGTTCAATCGCACCAGAGATGAAGTTAGCGGCTTCGTTATCCAGGTTCAAAGCAATCTCACCACTCATGTGTGATGCAGCCCAGTCGGTCATACGACCAGACTCGTCAAACATGGTTGCGTAGACTTCTTTTTCTGCAGCACGAAGTGCTTTAGCAGTAGGTTCAATACCCTGTTGAGCAAGGTTGTCATAAGCACGGATACGGGCGACCATGCTTGCCATAGAGGTGTTTACGTAACCGTCAGCACCAGCCATAGCTGTAGTACCCCACCGCATAGCTGGCCATTCAGCTACATGCTTATTAAGCTTTGCCCAGGTGTACATTGCATAAGCACCTTTATTCTTTTCTTTCCAAACCTTTTCAGCAACGTCATCGACAGTATCCCAAGTCTTGCTGTCAAACAGACGAAGATCCTTACGAATAAGATCGATGTTAGCTGTAGGATCTGCATTGACTGCTTTAAGCGTTTGCCAAGCGTTATTCAATGCACGACGATTGGTTTCTACAATACCACTATTGATATAAGAGAAACGACGCATCTCGTCAGCGTCTTTGGTAAAGAAGGAAGTAACACCAGTGCCCAGGAAACTGTTAATGGGTTTCTGGACAAGTGCAGCTGAGTTAGCAACTAACGCACGTGCAGCAGAAAGACCACTAAGAACGTTGTTCAAGACAATTGAAGTAAGACTCTTAGTCCAAAGGTTCATGCCATCTTTGTTAGCAATGAAGTTAGTCGGATCAATATTGCTGTAAGCCCACTTCGTCAACTTATCGATAGTATCAACGTTACCGTTGGAAAGCACAAAGGCATCCATCAACGGTTTCATCATTTGCGGGTCAGTGTCTTTCAGCTCAGTAAGCATCTGACGCAGGTTCATTGCCTGCTGGTGTGCCTTACTGCTGGCTTCGTCAAACTCAGCAAGAGTCATTTCGACAACATCGTCACCAGTTTTTCCTCCAAGCCAGTTGGGCATAAAGTTTTGGTTTTGAAGCTGCCAACCGGCAACATACTTACTCAAAGCAAACTCTTCAGTAAGCATGCTGAGCTTGTCGATAACCTTTTCGGCAACGACATTTTCGTCAACAATGCCTTCAAACATCTGAGCAGACTCAGACAACGTACGGACCTCAGCACCCAGTGTGCCCATGACACGTGCAGACTGTGCAGCAACCGGACGACCCAAATAACGGTCAGTCAGATCACGCATGGCGAAAGCAGCACCAAGCGCTGCATCCTCACTCAGGTATTCAACAGAACCACCTTTGATGCTTTTAACATCACGAGTAAAGGATCTACGAAGGTCATCTACGTCGTTAGCGCCAATGATTTGGGTATACCACTTGAATGCATCCTCATCCATCTGGGACTTGGTGAAGCGGAACTTATCGACAACAACGTCGTAGTCACCAGCATCACGAGCCGCTTCCATAAGACCCAATACGGCGTTACGGGAACGACCGCCCGCCTTAAGGAACTTAGACAACATGCCTTCACTGACCATCGGTGCAGGGTCACCAGACACGACACCTTTGTTGATTGCAGTGAAGTCACCAGCGTTACGGATAGCAGCGCCAGGCTTGATACCAGGGCGTCCTACCGTGCCAGGCTTAGCCAGGGCAGGTGTGATCACAGGGTCATATCGAACAGTGAAAGGATCAGCCTCTAGCTTGCGGATAGCGGCTTCATCCATTTCAATCTGGTCAAGTTCCATTTCTCGTGTCACACCTGATTCCAAAGGTTCAGAAGTGACATCACTGAATCCTTTAGTTTCGAGCTGCTCTTGAAGGATTTTCCTGGCATCCTCAAGCTCTTTGACCTCTACCTTAGTAAGTGACTTAGAGGCAATAGCCTCATCAATCTCAGCAAGTTTGATAAGGGTCTCAGGATCGTTATTTGTTTGTTGCAGTGCTTTCTTTACGGCTACAGCTTGTTCATCCTTCGGTTTAAACCATCCAAAAGAAGGGATCTTGTTCCTAAGTGCGAGGGTTGAGCCAAGCACGTTACCAACAACAGCAAAGGGAGTACTGGCGTAGATATTCTTGATACGACGTACAGCAGTGCTGTCGTCATCCAAGGTCTTCAGATCATCAGAAATCTCAAGCCAAGGGAAAGCATCATCCAAGGTTCGGAATAGGTTATCTTCTTTACCTTGATCGCTGATACCCATGAATGCAGCGTCGATACCTACATCAGCACCGAAAATACCAAGTGCTTTATAAAGTCTAGGTGCCTTAGCAGCGTTGATAGTTTTAGTAGCAGCGCCTGACAAGCCAGCAACAGGAATGATGGCACCAAGAATGTCACGGGCAGCCTGATAAGCAGGGTTCTTAAAGGCGGTATTTTTGTCCCACCATTTGTTGAACTCTGCACCAAGACCACCACGGTCAACACCAGGAAGCGCCATAGCATCTACGACAGTGTCAACAACGCCTAAGCCGCCAGCAAGTGCAAGCGTGCCAGCCACTTCACCTGCCTTCATTAGACCGGAAAAGTCGTTATTTTCAGACACCATCTGCATGTACTCTTCCTTGGTACGACCATAGTTCTGTACATACCAAGCATCTAGTTCTTCAGGACCTGCGTTTTTAGCCTCTTCAAAGGACTGCCAGTTAGCAGCCTTTTCATCAACAGGAGCAACACCTGCCATTTGGTCGGTACTAATACTTTGCAGTTGGTCAGGGTTTGCAGCGCGGATTTCTTCTTCTTGTGCAGCCTGAGCCTGTTGTCGTCTTTCAATCTCTTGCTGCTCTACTAGAGCTTCTCTAATACTTTGATCAAGGATCTCTTCCGAAGATTGTTGTGGGATGAGATCTTCCTCTTGGGAATACGGGTCAGCGGGAAGTTGATTATCCACTCAGTTTAGCCTCCCGAAGTTGCATAAGTAATGGAATTATTCTGTCCTGTGAAATAGAGGCACTGTTTCCAGCAATACCTTCATAAGCCGAGACACCTCGCGAATTCTTCACAGCAGCCCATTCATTGGAAAGGTCATTAGCTGCAGCATAAACATCGTCATGTTCACCATTTAAATAACTAGACAGCACAGGACGTTTAACACCACCTGAAATAAGCTCGATAGCAAGTAAGGATTGGTTGTCCGCATTCATGACAGTGTCATCTGACATGCCTGCCCGCTGGAGAGCACCTGCAAAAGTAGATGGGATAAATTGATATGCACCAAGAGCAAAGTAACCCTGATTATTTTGAAGGTCTTTCCACTGACCAGCGGTCATATTGTCTAGACCAGGGATCCCACCAGGAGTATCACCAGCTCTTCCCCTATTAGCTGAAGTCCAGCCACCTTCACCACTGCGAATAGTGGAAAGCAATGGCTCATAGAGTCGCACCGATTTAATTTCGGAATGTCTTTGTTGCACGTATGGCGACATGAACATGTAGCTCATCCGTGTAGAGTCATCTGCAACGAGAGGTATAATTCTTTCTTCTTGAATAGTGTCTACTTGCATCATAAATTGTTGGGCTCGTTTGTCTTGCTGCTGCTGACTTAGTACCTGTTGGAAAGTAAGCGGAACAGTAATAAGTGGCTTACCAAACTCTTCTGCGTATTTATTCAGCTGTAGTTGCAGTGTGTCGGGATAAGCCTTTTGCAGTTGTTTGATAGTATTGGGCAACTCATAAACTTTTCTGCCCACAATGGCGCTGTAAATATTAGCCAGGTTGTCGGTAGGTACAAGGAATACATCTTTACGAGAATCAGGACGTGCCCTAACAGCTTGCAAAGCTTGGTGTGTATTAGCCTGTACTATCTTTTCAAAGTAAGTACCACCAGGAGAATAGTATTCGTAGTAGTTAGAAGTACTTTTACGGGTACCTCTACCCTGAGGTCCACCTTTTGCAAGACCTTGAGTTGCATACTCAGGTAGCTCAGAAGTTGCAATCAAATCAAGGATCTCACCCATAGCAGCCGTGTTAGCTGATTGGTAGTCCATCCCTTTTGTCCGCATCAGTTCTGCACGCCTAAGCTGGACTTTGGCAAGACGATCATCAGTAGCAAAGTCAAGAGATGGATCGTTGACTGTGCCTACATTGCTGATACCAAGTCGGATTTTTCCAGCGTTGTAAAGACGCTTCCTGTTATCCTTTTCACTTACACCTGATTCTTCTACAGCTCTTTTAAGCTTATTGTTTTTGTCAGTGTAAGTAGCCAATGGTTTACCAGTCATACGACTGACGACGTGTGATGCGTCCATACCATTGTTGATCAGATAATCAGCCTCTTTGATCAAGGCATCGTTATCTACCCTGTCATTACTGATGTCGTACAACATCTCATAGAGCTGCTTACGTTGGTCATCAGAAACGTCGAGATCATTCAAAGACTGACTGTAAGTGTCATAATCAATATTTCCACCAGTACCTAGCTTGATGATCTCTTCTCTTGTCTTGATAAAGTTATCAAGCTGCTCAGCTTTGATTACCTTGTTTTGGTTATCGATCTTGTCGATACGACCTTTCTGTCGGTTGTTGAGAAGGGTCTGATATCGAGTCTTTTCAAAGCGTTGTCCAAATGTCTCTCCGATACCTACACCATTATCATCGAAAAGCTCCAGACCCATAAAGGACTCGATCTGTTCGTTGGTAAATCCTAGGTTTTCAAGAGATGCAAATACCGTATCCAACATCTTTGTACGTGTGATGGTGCCTCTACCATCTTCAGTACTAGTTGACACCGTTTGAACGTAATGACGGAAATTGTCAGCTGTCGGATTATTTAGAAGTTGAGACAGAGCCTTATTTACAGTTTCTGTAGAAGTATTGATAGCATCGATGCGGCGTTGAGCTGCTTCAAAGCTACTTCTCTTTTGTCCTACCTGAGTGGCAAACTCATAAAGCCTAGAAGGTCGAACACCATAGAGATTAAATTCATCTAAGATCTCATGGACTAGTTCATTACCGTAATTGTCATACGTTGCTCTAGCAAGATACGCATCTGTAGCAAGTTTGATGCGTGCGTCAGTATTTTTGAGAGCTGCGTAAGCGGAGTTCTTCTTCTGCTGTTGATGAATATTTGCAGGAAGTCCGTCTTCATTAACAGACTTAGCTAAGGCTGAATCAGTCTGAGCATTAGCTTTAAAGAGCTGCTCTTGACCAGCTAGTTCGACGGGTGTAGGAGGATTGTTGAGATCTAGAAGATCAGTAACGTATGCACCTTTAGTAGCAGCATCTTCGACTGCATTGGCAATTTCTACACCTGCCTTGCCAAGTGTCTCACTAAGCCCAGAAAGTTGTTCAAACATCCGGGCTTGGTTAGCACCTTCAGTTTTAATATTCTCTAGAGCTGTTGCCTGATTAACCTCAATGTTGCGTTGTTGGAGATCCAATACTTTGTCATCAAAGCGCTTGATCTCATCTTGAATTTGTTGACCTCTTCGGAAATTGGCATCAAGATCCGAAACATATTGTTGGTCCATTGCACGTTTGCGGGACAACTGCTGTTTAAGACCACTTGTGACCTTGTTGCCTTGTTCTTGAATTCGGCTTACAGCAGCTGAGCCAGCGTTACGTGCAGAAAAACCTCTTCCACGGGCGTACCCTTGAAATTTTCTTGCCATTAGTTAATTAGTTAGTTTTTATTAGCCACTAATCTTTGCGGTTGCAATGCTTGAAGCACTACTCAAAGCAGTGTTTGCAAATGTCAGCCAGGGATTAGTAGTAGCCGCAACACCCTTAATAGGTTTGGGGCCAAAGTCATAGTCTCCCAACTCACGTGGCATCAGGAACTCCATGTCAGGTGTAGGACGCGGTGGAATCGGATCCAACACAGGAGGTGGCGGGAGCATACGGTTAGCTTGTGCGTTCAGGATTGCATTGTCGTACTCCAAATTGATATCACGGAGTGTGCTATGTAAGTTAGTGTCAGCACTTAAAAGAGAAGCTGCAAGAACAGCTTGATCACGTCCGAAATTCATACGCTCAACCTGCTGTGCTTTCTTTGCAGAACGTCCAGCTTGACCTCTAGCTAGTGCAGCACCCTGCGCTTGGAGACTGTCAATAATGGCTTGTTCGTTGTCAAAGGCTGCAGCTTGGTGGATCTCTTTGCGTTGTTGATACGCCGCCTCTTGTGAGTATCGACGTTCAAGACCACTTAAAGCTGTAGAGTTGGCATAGACCAGCTCAGACTTGGTGTAAGCAAGAGCATTGGTTTGGCGTTCAATGTTCGCAATCTGCAGCTCACGCCTATACGTGTCTTGAGCAATAGCGTCTTTATAGGCACGTTGCCGATCGAAGTTCCGTTCTTCAGCTTGGATCTTTTTGACTAAGTACTTATAGTCTTTTTTTGTTCGTTTTTTGCCGGCTTTCCAGTTTGCTAGGTCGTACTCGTATTTCTGCTCTACAGCCTTCTTTTGCTGACGGTTTGATGCACTTTGACCCACAGCGCCAAAAACGGCTGATCCAAGTGCGGCAACACCGGCAATAATTGTAGCAGCCAAATTTAAGTCCTCCGGTAATATCTAGGTGAGTAGTTTCCTTCCCACATCATCGACCCAACCGATACGGGAAATGGGGAATCATTGAAAAGTTTAAGTGTAAAATTCTTGTTATTTTGGTGGATAGGAAGTGTCACGTACGATTCGTCAGTAAGTGGAATGTCATTAGCTAGGTAATAGTTAGCATCAGCAACAGGTGAAAGTTCGTACCATTCACTGCTGCCTTTTGCTTTTACCTTGAACGACATCAAACCAGACAAGCCTAGTGAAAACACATAACGTGCAATTGTCAGTCGTGCAGTAAAGTCAACAATCTTTCCATCATCACTACGTGCGTAGAATGTGGTAGGAAGTTCAACATTAAAGTCGTATTTGAATCCAACAATGACATCAGATGCCTGTGAGGTTAGGTCTTTTTTGGGAACAATAAAGTAGTCACCTGTTCCATCCGTTCCACGCTCAGGGGAGATAGTGAATCCAGATTCAACGAAACTACCCGAAGCAGTACTACCGGCAATCAACAGGACTGGCTTCAAACCAGACACATCGTTGTATGGGAGGTAACACTTGGTCTGTTCGTTTGCAGAGTCGTAGACAACGCTGCTAGCAGTGGCGTAAAGGTCAACACTTGGATTGACACGAGCACCGTTGCTGTTAACAATGATCGCAGTGTCAGGGCTTTGGTTGACTGTTGCTTTACCGAGTGTGTATTGGTTTGCTTGTTTGGTAACGACATACATATCGTCTTGATCAACAGCACACGCCTGAACCAATCCAGGCAACTGCCAGCTGTACCAAGATTCAAGTACATTTTTTTCACCATCATTATAATAACTATATAAAAACATCTTGTTAGATGTTTGACTACTCATTGCAATGAATTGGTTCTGAGGGCTAGCAATCAAAGTATCAATGTTGCTAGGAATGTACTCATTGACAATTTTGCTAACGTCAAGCACTTGGGGGTTGTCTTGCTGTCCACGCGTTTGCATAGAGAAGACACGTGTAAAGCTGCTAGTCTTACTAATGAAATTGATACTTGAGCCAACGTCAACAGGGTCAATATCAGTATCCATTTCGTAAGAAGAGATGGTCCTAATATTGGCTGTGCGTGGGGTCATGATGTTATCAATAGCAGTTAACATGTACTGCTGATCACGACTAAATAGGACAAGACCTTGAGCAGTAGAGACAATGCCATGAAGAACTGCAGGTCGAATTGCAGAACAGCTGATATCTACAGGGTCAGAGTCAATAGTGGTCCGTGCAGATACATGGTAAAAATTGAAGAATTCACCAGCTTGACTCATAGACACGTTGTCACCAGTCAAGAATCCCAACCTATTTGCATGGAGGAATCCTTGCTGAATTTTTTTTCCAACAAAACTAGGATGTGAATTAGTTTCGTCGTCACCCACAAGCCGGTCAGTATAAGTAGCTTGCTTAAAAGTGAATGTGTTGATCGCAGTGTTGATCAACTCATGAGGCATTGTTGCATTATCTAGTCCAGGAGAAACATTGAAACCAAGAGCTTCTTCCCAATATCCCTTACCAGAGACACCGTCATAAGCAATAAAACTGGCAAAGTATGTGTCAAATGCACTAATGGTATTAACTACTTTAACTACTCGTCCATTGACAGAAGTACTAGGAAGCTCACTGACATCGTCAACTGTCTCCATAACAGCATCAAGCTTGTTAGTGGCAGCACCACCAGTAGCGGTAACTTTCATGGTTGACGTATTAGTAAGCTCAAGCACAGAATCAAGTCTGTTAATTGTCAGATTCGGTATATTCTGATTAGTAAGAGCAGTCTGAATGCCTTGTAAAATTTCACCTGAAGTAACACCTAAAGTAGTGTTAGCAGCGTTAGAAGCATTAGTCGGGGAGGTATAGGTAGCCGTATAGGTAGTCCCACCGACTACAATTACAACCTTGTATTCAGCACTATAAGCAACATCACGTAAAATGATAGTAGCCTTCAGATCATTAGTGTGTGAAGTGGCTGAACGAGCTGCAACCGTAACCGTTTTGTTGGTGATGATAGAAGTATCTTGAACCGTAAGAACGTCATAGTCATTACGTGTTGCTGTGAGATAAGCCTGTGCACCGGTACCATAATTAACAGTACAAGCGACACCACTTACTGCATTCCAGATGTAAATTTCACCGGTATTACCTCCAGCGGCAGGAGTAATGCAACCGATATAACGCTCATCATCATCTCTGTGGATGTAAAACCATTTAGCATTGTCATAGGTGGTACCAGTACCAAGGTTTTTAATGTGTTGAATACCTGGACGTTTAGTCAGTCCCAACGCAACATCGGGGTAAGCATTGATAGATTCAACAACTTGTCCAGGTAATTTTTTATCGTCTGGTTGTTTTGAAACACCACCTAGAAGATTAGGGATGCGTTGTGTTACTGATGCCATTATCGATAAAGAGCTTTAAATGGTTGGAAGCTGATATAACTGCTCTTGGCAGTACCGTCAGGTTTACCAAAGAAGCTCAGATCAGCCTGGGTCGTGTCATATTCCATCGCCAAGGCACGAGTGTAAGCCTCGTTTTGTTGAAGAATTTGGTATTGAGTGTTGTCACCAACGATCCTGCTGGACACGATTGCAGCAGCACGTGCGGTGATGAAAGCCTGAATAGGTTTAGGAACATCAACCCAATCAAAGAGCCAGATCACATCACATTTAACAGGTCCATTAGTAAATTTAAAAGTGTGGTGGAATCGGTCATACAGTTTGCCACTACGGATAACGGTATCCATCTCTGCGTTAGCAGAAACTTCACTGGCATCTAGATGGAGTACGTTGTTAGGAATCAGAATTTCATCATTAGTATCAGGAGTAAATTTGTAACTGTATTCCTGATTGAATGTCCATCCCTCTGCCTGCACCTCTCGTGACACTTGGAGGAGTGTGTTATATGCAATCGCAACGTCCGGGTTGGTTTGATCGAGGGTGGTGACAGGCGCTTGACCAACTGACGCCAGAATTTCGTTAATAGCTGCTAGTTCTTGTGTAGCGTTAGTGGTAGGAAATGTCATTCTAAAAAGTTAAAAAAAAGGGACTCCGAAGAGTCCCCGTGTAGATAAGAAATATCAGAAAGCGGAAGGTGCAGTACCGCCCACATACAGCTCAACGGCTGCAGCAGGGTTGATGTAGTCACAACCGCAGGCGAGGCGTCCGAGGAGCACGTCACCTTGGTAGATCACAGACACGTCACCGCTGGTCACTTGGACCTGGGGACCGATGGCTTCGACCATACCGGCGGCTTCACGCTGGAAGATCAGACCACAGGAAGTGGAGCCGAACTCAGTAGCAGTGCCGTAATCGTTGTTGATGCCGGTCTGTGCACCGTCAGCATCTTCCAAAGCAGGGTTGACAAAGTCACCAGTGTTGCCGGGATCGGTCACACCAGTGGTGCCGCCATACTTGGTGCCATAGCGACCCAGGAATGGGATGTTCATGGACTTGTAGATCTTGATTCCGGCAATGTCGATGATGCCGTTACCGCTTTGCAGAGCAGTGCCCTGAGCATCGCGGTTCACAAGACCGTTGCTTCCTACGGCTTGAATAAGCTCGTAGTACTGACGAGGGTTAAGAACGGCGACACGTCCGTCACCACTCACACCCTTCTCGTCCATAGCAGCAGCAGCGTCGTAGAAGGCGCTAACTAGTGCAGAAGAGGAGAAAGCATCAGATTCGTTGGTAGAAGAACCAACGCGGATTTGAGTACCGCCGGGCTCTTCGAAGTTGGTAGCAGAGACAGGAGATGCCTGACGTGCACCGCGTGCGATAGCACGGAATGCAAGACGGTCATACTTTTCTGCCAGGGCATAGCCGATCTTGCGGCTAATTTCACTACGCAGGTCGTAATGAGAAAGGGTCTCATCAAGGTCGTAGACAAATGCGCTGGAGATCAAGAGATCATCAACCGTGATGGTCTTCTCAGCCACTGGCGGAGAACCATCGGAGTTACCAAGAATGCTGTTGCCAGGAGTATGGAACTCGCTCTTGGTGCGACCCGTGTAAATGAACTGCAGAGATTTGCCGTTCTTCAGGGTACGCTTCATGATCAGATCACGAGCGATCGTATTGTGCTGGAATCCTTTCAGCATCTC